AGAGAATTTTCTTAGCCAAATGATTAGTGAAATCGTTGAGGGTGAATTCCATCTTTTAGACGAGGATAAACGTCAAGATGCTGAGGAAATTATGAATATCCTTAAAAGCGAATTAGGCCTTGAAGATAAAGACTTCAAAATTTCAGGATATAATTTTTATGTTTTGGTTCCTGGTTCTGAACGTTTATCATATGTTGATAAAATCGAAGCTATTAAAACTAAAACAGGCACCGATATCAAATATGATCCAACCCCATCTAGTTTTTCTTCTATAGGACAATTCTATTATGGTGATGTTAAATTTGGTATTAAACCAAGTGAAAAACAAGGAACAGGATCTGCAGGTCTAGATAATGAAGATATATTCATTAACAATGTTAATACTGCTTTAGAAGGTGGCCCTAAAAATGTTATCATAACTGATGGTAAAAAATCAGTTAGTTACCCAAATATTTCAAAAGCAGTTGGTACTGGATTAGAAACCTCAGATTATTCAAAATCAGATGTTGATTTCTATGATGGTGAGAAAAAAATAGGAGGTTTATCTTTGAAAAAAGATAATGCAATATATTGGGAATCTGCTGATGTGCGATTCAAAAATGAAGTAGCAAATCTAGCAGATGCTATTATTACAGGTAAATTAGGTGATGCTGTATCTTATGTTCCTTATGTTGATGCAAGAGGAAATGAAGATAAGGTTATTATCAAAATGTACAATAAAAAAGAAGATAAACCCATTTCAGGAGTTATCGTAGATGATCTCCCAGAACAAGATGTACAGCAAGTTATTTTTGGAAACGATAATGTTCCTGTTGCTGTTCGTACTTGGAGACCTGGTGATTTTAAAGTAGAAGGAGACACATTAACTATAACTTGTAGTAAACTTTATGTTACTATGGAAGATGTCATTGCTGATAATGCCCAACCTATCTTGAATATCAGACACGATAAAAGCAGAAGAAAAACAAGAGGTTTAAGAGCACTACTCCAAACCAAAAAATCATTATTCAGAAAAGATAGTGATGATTTAAAAGGTAATGTCGTAAGATTAAAGTACGATTCTTTCAATTAATATTTATTAGCATGGACAAGACTCGCCTTAAAAAACTCATCCAAGAAGTATATCACCACGTTACAGAAGAAAAATGTAACTGTGGTTGTAACACTTGTGAAAACGTAGGTAACGCTGGCGTTATCTTAAATGAAAGTATAGCTCCAAGGGAAATCTTATCGGAAAATCTGCGTTATCACGTGGATAATCAACTCCCACTTACCGAAAACACGTTCCGATATGGTTCTAAATCGTTTCTCAATTTATGGGCGGAAGCTCGTTCATTGTATTTACGTGAAGTAATTCATGTTAATGACGATGATAAAGAAATTCTTGAAGAAACTGATTTAGGTAACTATGGTTTATATGAAGGTGTTCAAGTACCTTTAGGCTTACCTATGTTAGAGGAAGGTGAAGAAGAATTAAACATGGGAGACATTATTGAAATTAACCCTAAAGAATTTCCTAACTTTGAATTCCCATACGGCACTAAAGGCGAAATTGAAGATATAAATAAAGCAGATTACGCTAGTGACGATTTAGTCTATACAGTTAAAATCAAATATATTGATAGTCAAGGAGATGAAGCTAATACTTTACATATTGAAAATTCATCTCAATACTTGAATGAAACTGAGAAAAAGAAAAATCCACCAATTGGAAAACCAAAACGTGGTGGATCTAAAAAATTCTATGTTTACGTTAGAAAACCTGGAGGAGGAATTAAAAAAGTATCCTTTGGTGGGACAACTGGATTATCTGTTAAAATCAATGATCCGAAAGCTAGACAAGCATTTGCAAAAAGGCACCGATGTTCTGAAAAAACTGATCGTACAAAACCTTCATATTGGAGTTGTAGAATCGGTCGTTATTGGAAACAACTAGGAGGTGCAAAAAACTTTAGTGGTTTTTGGTAGGAAGTCGGCCTTTCCAATATTTATAATAAAATGGCTTATGTTTATCTTATAACCAATATTGTAAATGGAAAAAAATATATTGGTTCTTCTAGAAAACCCCAAATAGACGAAAATTATTATGGGAGTGGTAAAGCAATAAAAGATGCTTTAAAAAAATACGGTAAAAATAATTTTACAAGAGATATACTTTGGCAAGGTGAAGGAGATGCTCGTGGTGTAGAATCTCAATGGTTAGAACATTTTAATGCTTCTACAAATCCTCAATTCTATAATATGACAAATGATGCTAGAGGAAATGGACTCCATAAAGAAGAGACTAAACGTACTGTTAGTGAGAAACTAACTGGAAGAAAATTCTCAAAAGAAATATGTGAAAAAATATCCAAAGCAAAAAAGGGATCCACAACATCTAAAAAAGGAAAACCTGATGGTCCAAAACCTGGAGTATCGGAAGCCCATAAAGGAAGAACTAGTCCAAACAAAGATAAAGGAAAACCTGTAGCCCTTTATAATACCTTAGGAGAATATCTCAACACATACCCCAATTATACCACTCTAGCTCTTGCCCTTAACATAAACCCAGAAACAGTAAGATGTCATTTAGTAGGAAAAGCAAATACAATATGTAACAAACAATATAAAGTTAAATATGTATTAGGTGATGGATAGATTGGATAAACTTATTAACGAAGTTCTTTCTGAAGAAAAGAAAAAACGTGACAGATGTTTACGTATTGCTGATCGTAAGTTTGATAAACCATCGGCTTACAAATCCGGTGCTGTAGTTAGATGCCGTAAAGGTAATATTTGGAAAGGTATTAAAGAAGAAGTAATTCGAGAAAAAGCTAAAGAAACTCTCCGCACTTGGTTCAAACGTAAAGGTGCACCTGGTAAAAAAGGTGGATGGGTTGATTGCAATTCACCAATCAGAAAAGATGGTAAAGTAACAGGATATAAAGCATGTGGACGTGAAGAAGGAGAAAAACGCTCCAAATATCCATCGTGTCGTCCTACACCTGCTCAATGTAAAACACCTGGTAAAGGTACTAAATGGGGTAAAACAAAATGATTAGACTAATTGACATATTAAGCGAAGCTGAATCAAATAAGTGTCCTATTCCAACTCAAAACATAGAGTTAAATTTGCAAAATAGGCAAAAAGCAATTAATGAATATGGATATGGACCTTTAAATCCAAATGAACCAAATGAAAAGTTTTGGCAAGCTAAAGCAGACATGTGGCAGCTTGATTCAGTAGAAGAAGCTAAAACTTCACGTTGTGGTAATTGTGCTGCATTTGATGTTACAACAAAAACTTTAGATTGTATAGCTAAAGGAATAGGTGATGATGAAGGTACAGAAGATCCATTTGATGTTATTAAAGCTGGAAAATTAGGATATTGTAGAATGCTCAAATTTAAATGCGCTTCAGCTCGAACATGTGATGCTTGGGTTGTTGGTGGTCCAATCACAGATGACAAAACCGTATAACGATATAGAAGTTACTGACAAATATATTATTCGCGAATTCAGCGAAAATATAGACCCAATTGAACTATTATGGCATCGTGATGATGAAGATAGAACAGTTGAAATCTTAGAAGATACAGACTGGCAACTCCAGTTAGAAGATCAGTTGCCTACTTCACTAAAAGAACGTATATTTATACCAAGACACGAGTGGCATCGTGTAATAAAAGGAACTGGTACTTTGAAATTAAAAATACACAAATCATGAAGCTAGATAGCTTAAAACAATTGGTAAAAGAGGAACTTAAACGTGCTTTAAACGAAGTTAAGGTTAAAGTAGAATATATCGTTGCTGATAGTGATGGTGGTCCTGATTTTCCCGGATCCACAGTAGAACAAGTTGATCAAGATGAATTTGACAAATACAAAAATGATCTAATGAACAATTTTTGGAAAGGAATAGCTAGAGAAGCAGCAAATGATCGTATCTATAAAGTAACAAAAGTTACAAAACTATAACATACAGACAGATTCATAGCCTGTCGACTTAAAAAAATAATAGAGATCTGTGGCCTCCTTTGGGAGGCCACTTTTTATTTCGTATATTTAAAATATAAAATAGAATATGGACAAGAGAATAGTAATAGTAGGAGCCGGAGTAGCAGGCGTAAATGCTGCAACTAAATTAGTGGATAATGGTTATCCTGGAGAACTAATCACAGTAATTGATATGGGTAAAGATCCATATCAACGTAAACCTGAAGAAGTAATGACAGGTTTCCTTGGTGCTGGAGGTTGGTCTGATGGTAAATTGACTTATCACACTGCAATTGGAGGTCAATTATCAAAATATTGTGGTGAGGATAAAGCAATGGAATTGATGGATCAAGTGATTACTAATTTCAAACGTTTTCACCCTAAACCTGAAGAAGTACAATGTTCAAATCCTGTTGAGGAACCTGAATTCATTAAACCATACTTCGGTTTACGTTTATTCCCAGTATGGCACGTAGGTACAGATTATTTATCTGAAATTGCTAAAAACTGGTATGATTATTTAGTATCTAAAGGTGTTAAATTCTTATGGGAACATAAAGTATCAAGTATTGATTTCAATAAAAATAATGTAATCATTCCTGATCCACAATATGATGGACTAAGTAATTTATATTTAAGTTATGATGAACTTATCTTTGGTGTAGGCAAATCAGGAATTGACTTTGCTCAACAATTAGCAAACCAATATCAACTTCCAGATGAACCTAAATCAGTACAAATTGGTGTTCGATTTGAAGCACCACAAGAACACTTTCAAAAACTAATCGATATTTCATATGACTTTAAGTTATATAGAAAATTTGATAATGAAGGAGTATCG